AGGACAATACACAAAAATACAACGCTTATACGGAGAAACAAATATGTCGTTTAATTCACTTTCAGACTTGCGCAAGGCAAGAGGCTCCTTCGATAACTTAATGAAGGAAGTCGAAAAGATCGATTCCCCTAAACAACAAGGCAATAACGATAGCAATGAATGGAAGCTGTCAGTAGATTCTGCTGGCAATGGATATGCAATCATTCGTTTTCTTGCTCCCCCTAAAGGAGAAGAACTTCCTTGGGTTCGTATGTGGAATCATGGCTTTCAAGGTCCCACGGGTAAGTGGTACATTGAAAATTCTCTCACAACTATGGGTCAGCCTGATCCTGTGTCTGAACTAAACAGCGAGTTGTGGAACAGTGGTGTAGAAGCAAACAAAGATATTGCACGAAAGCAAAAGCGCCGTTTGTCTTACTATGCTAACATTCTTGTAATCAAGGATCCTGCTAACCCTCAGAATGAAGGTCAGGTAATGCTTTACAAGTTTGGTAAGAAAATCTTTGATAAGATTAAAGATGTCATGCAACCAGAGTTTGAAGATGAAACTCCAGTAAATCCGTTTGATTTCTGGGAAGGTTCTAACTTCAAGTTGAAGGCAAGACAAGTTGAGGGATATCGTAACTATGATAAGTCTGAATTTGAGTCTTCTCCAAGTGCTGTTGCAAACAGCGATGAAGAGATTGAAGCAATCTGGGGTAAGCAACACTCACTGGCTGAGATGGTTGATCCTAAGAACTTCAAAACTTATGATGAGTTGAAAGCTAAACTTAATCAGGTTCTTACTGGTGGTGCAAGAGTTACTACAGCAGAAACTATCGCTTCTCAATCAGGTGATGATGATGTTGAAGACTTGCTTGCTGTTAAATCTGCTACATCTAATGTGTCAGTCAAGTCTAATGCTGATGAAGAAGATACAATGAGTTATTTTGCCGCGTTGGCTGAAGATGACTAATTAATATTAGTAGTCTGAGAAGGGGGACATATGTCCCCCTTTTTTTATATGTTAATAATCATTACCAAGCATACCAATCATTCTTACGCCTGATCTTGTTTCTGGTCCTATAGTTTTAGGCATAGATACAACTACATTAATATCCGGCTGTGGTTGTGGGGCAGGAGCAGGGGCTTGTACGACAACAGGCGCAGTCGCACCAGGAGCTGTTGCGTTATTTGCATCATCTGTTGCATTCTCTACTACAGAAGCATTCGTATTTCCAGAGAGACCCTCTCCGTAACCCGCTTCGATGTCGGTATTGATTTCGGCTTGCTCTCTTGCTTGTCTTGCTTTCTGATTTAAACTAATCACTTGATCGGGAGTGGCATTTGGATCGCTTGCCAGCCGCTCATAAAATTTCGCCCTGTCTTCAGGGCTTCCCAGGGAGCCGTCTTCTCCTGCTTTTCCAGCTTCATATGCCGCTTCGATTTCTTCAATAGGAACAGGTTCACCAGCATCAACAACCATTTCGCTAGGATCATCAAGCAGGCCTGTATTCATTCGATCTTGTTGAGCTTCATATTCTTCTCTTGATACTTCTTCGCCGTCTATCTCATAAGATCGGTCTACATTACCGGTTGCAAAGTCACCTTCGATAACGCCTTGTTCTATCAACGCCTCTTTGTCACCAAGTACACCGCCAGTCTTTAATATTTCCATCGTGACATCTTTTCTAGCCCTTGCATTTTGCGTGTTTAACTTACGGTTATACATAGAATCTGATTTTTCTTTCCCTTCGTTCTTCTGTATAAACTCTTCACGGTATTGTTGGGTTCTGTTCTGCACTTCTTCATCAAATGCTCGTTTTTGTTCTCGGGACATATTTGCATGGACAAGTGAACCAGATTGTTCACGGGTTTCTCGCATCGACTGTTCGTTTGCCATTGCTTTTCTTGCTTCTAGTTGCTGTGGTGTGCCTCCAAATTTTGCACCGAATTCTGCGTCTAATCTTCTTTTCTTCGCTATTTTTATTGACTCACTCATATCCGAGTTATTAATTTCTTCTAATCGAGTGTCATACTCTTTCACATCACCTGGTCCCATTTGCATAGGATTATCGGAAGAATAACTAGCAGTAAAGGTGTCAATATTGACACCTATGGTTTCAGCTTCTTCTTGATTGTTTTGTATAGCTTTAACTAGTGCCGCATTAGCGATTGCGTCAATATCGTTCTCAGAAAGCTCCTCAGGCTGTTTTCCGGTAGATTCCATCATCATAGACTCGATTTCAGTGGCTTCTGATTTTATTTTTGCCACTAACTCGTCACCGCCTGGATTGTCAGCTATTTTATCTAAGTACTCATTTGCAAGCGTATTTGATTCCTTGAGGTCTTCTTCACTTACTGGAATTGCATCTGCAATTGCTTCACCTGCCGCACCACCTGCCGCACTGCCGGCAAAATATCCAATGGCGCCACCTACTATGCCACCAATAAGAGTCCCAACAACAGGGATAGCAGAGCCAACAGCCGCGCCGACAGCCGCCCCAGCCAGCGCACCACCTGCACCGCCTGCTCCACTGCCGATAGCCTCACCTTTTCTTGATTGCGCCTCTTCAGCGGATATTTCTAATCCTTCTAAGTCTCTCTCAGCCCCCATCGCTCCGGAGACCGCTTCATATGCACCTAAACCAACCCCAAGCCCAGCACCACCAAGACCCCTAGCAACTCCGCCAGCACCTCTCAGTAGACTACCGCCGGCTGATTTGGCGCCTTTCATCAGACTACCTGCTTTATTTTTACCAGCGGCAAAAAGATCCTTGCCTTTCATCATAATACCAGTTGCTAATGCTCCTGAGAAAAACCCAGGCCCAGAGTCAGATTCTCCTCCACCGCCTCCTCCACTACCAACACCTTTCTTGAGCAATGCAATCACGCTGTCGCCCTGCATTTTTGTCATTGCAGGTTCTTGCTTTCGTAGTGTGGCGAGTATTTGTTTGGAGACTGATAATTGATCTTTGCCGCTTTTATCTAACTCTCTGAATTCAGGGTCTGATTTACTTTCCTCCTGAATAGCTTTTATATCTGCGACATCTGCCTGTATTTGCTTTAGCTCGGGACTAACCCCGACTTCTTGACTTGTGTTAGCGGATCCTTTCTGTTTTCCGCCACCGTAGCCTCTTATACGGTCTCTTTCTTCAGTGCTACTGAACATCTTGCCCATTTTACTATCAGCACCAAAAAAGTTAGCCGGAGAGAAAGTCTCCTTCATAATGTTACCGAAGCCTTTCGTATCTCGGTTTACGCGGAGACTATCTTTTATCATTCCGATAGACTCTTCAACGAATCTATCTTTGGTGCTTCTAGTATCTTCAGCCATTATCGTTTAGCCTTTGCCTTTTCTGCTTTATTTTTTAAATGTTCTATTAGCATAGCGATGTAAACTTGCCTTTCCCACGGCATCCAATTTTCAACTTCAGTCAATGAGTATTTATGTTCTTGCATTAATAAAAAATTGGTCTTAAAATAATTTTGAAGATTATCATGGGAAAGGCTCATGCGAAAAAATTTTGATAGCCATTAAAGTCCATATAATTAGGACGGTCACATTTACTACATTTAAAATTAACACTGTACTCTAGTGTAGGCATTGTTTCAAAGAATTTTCTAATATTGGTGAATTGCTCAATTGTCAAATTTTCTACCCAATTTTTTCTTTCTTCATCTGAAGATTCATATGCATTAAAAATTTCATCGTCTTGATATACAATGTGAACACACTGCGAAACCACTGCATATAATTGCTCTGAATTTTCACTGTCCAACAATTTCTGCACTTCAAATGCAGTTGGGTACTTCATGTCAACAAACATCGTATCATCTAATTTTATTTTACTCGAATGATCTTTGTGCGTAGATATCTTTATTTCAGTCAAATCGATAGTGTGATTATGAGAAGTCCCACAACCTCCACATGACAGACCCAGCTGAATCTTGCTGCCTATAGATTGGCTTCTAAGATCCATGAAAATTTTCTGCAATGAAAATATAGGCAATTTCTCACCATCAATTTCTCCAAATGAGCAATTAGTAACAATTTGTTGGGTTGCTCTAATCATGTCATCTTGCTCACCTGATTCATTGGCAAGCACAAGAAGTTTTTCTTCTTTTACAAGAAACGGTCTAAACTTCTTGATTTCTTTTGTGTGAGGTATTTCAATTTCAAATGTAGGGGTGTCGATTGATGGTAATGCCATTATATTCTCCAATAATTAAATTCTTCGTCCGCGGGGGGTGCCTGCCACACCGGATACGGCTGAGTTAATAGGAACTGTCGATGCCGATATGCCGTTTGAGTCAGGGGTCCAATATTTGTAAGCAAGCGACACTGAAACTCTTGCCACTCCTTCATTGCCATGAGAAAGTGGAGTGAGAGAAATATTTCTCGGCAAGCAATCTACCAAGGTCCAAGATTTTACAATATCGTCTTTTCTGTTCAATGCATGAATAACTACGGTACCGACAGTATTGTTGTAAAAACTTATTTCTTTGCTAATTGGATTCACACAACTGAACATCCAGTTTTCAAAGTAATCTCTTACATTCCAGCTACTGTCACAATAAAATGTAAATGTAGCGTTATCTCCAAAGAATTCTATTCCATGCGCTCTAGGCTCAGTCCAGTTTCCTATTTTTGTAGGCGTGTAAGGAACAATAAGTCCAGGCACCGAAGCATCTTCACACAAAATAGATATTGCCTTAGCGTCTCCGGGACCAAAGATTTCTACCTCAAACCGATTGCTTCTTGCTAAATCTTCGCTTCTTACTTTTGATAAAAAGTCATTTAAACTGAACCCTGCCATTATAGTGACTTCCTCGATCTATTGAATACTTGCTGTTTTGTTAGCCCTTCAAATTGTTCGACTGGTAACATAGCTGCCGTATACCAATCTTCAGGATTTACTTTTAAAATTCTTGATCTTATGTTAGAGTAAAGATAACGCTTTACTGTAGGTTGGACTCCAGGGAATCTTGAAGCAGATTTCAATATGTTCCAGCTCAGTTGCAATTCGGTATCGCTGGTTACTGTTTTAGTGCTTTTAGTTTTCATCAATGCTTCTAGCAATTGAAATCTAATCCCGTATGGAAGATAATGTAAATTCAATCCGTAAAAGCCGCCTTGAGCATCTTCGTAAGGAAATACAAGAGGAAATCTATCATAGTAGGGAAGAGATGCTTTCGTCTTGGGGTCGTACAGATACAGGTACATACTACCTACATCCGGTCTCCCTGTCATTTGCCCGATGTCTGAGCGCATCAAAGCTCCCGGAGTATCAAACTGATTTCCGAGTGAACGAATTTGTCGCTGAAACCAATCAAGCGGTCTGGGTTGTAATTGAGCTTTAGCTCTGATATCTTGTAAAGTAGCCATGTGACTATTTATACGAGATACCTAGTTCCTTTTCCGTGATTATCTTAAATTCCCATCCCTTATCAAGACAATATTCTTTAGCACTTTGCCACTTTGCTATATTCACACCCCACTGTTTTACTTCACTGATAAATCTCTTTGTCTTTCTTTTGGGTATCTTAGGTTCTTGTGTGAATCGAAATGGTTTAACTTCTATCAGATATGTTGTATCTTTCACTCTAATAATAAAGTCTGGGTAGTATCTATGCACTCTGTTGTCTAATGGCGATCTATAGGGTATCACAATCTCTTCAGACCCCCATGCAGTGACATCGGCATTCTTGTCACACCAATTCATGAATTTTAGCTCATATCCAGAGCGATAAATAATATTAGATGGATCTCCTTTGTACTTGTGAAGATTCTTGGGATTAAATCGTCCTTTATGTATTTCTTTGTTATAAGTCATATAAATAGTCGATAAATTAACAATTCTCTAAGGTATTTATTCTAATGGCAGATGACAATTTCGTACCCGCGGGGTCAAGGCGAAGAGCGCAACGAGAACAGCAGAGGGAAAATAACTCTACTGTAATGCCTCCTAGTGATGATGTGGATAACACTGTCAACAATGAAGACATACGATCTTCAAAAGATTCTGCTATCACTAAGAACACGACTAGCAAGAATAACCAAACAACAGAAGAACTGCTAGATAAAGTAGATAAAGATACAAGAGGCACCGGCGCATTTACAAATCTTAGATATCCACAAGTACCACAAGGCGCAGAACAGCCACATTCAGTTGTGTTTAGAATAAAAATTAGAGAGCAGTCTAAAGCAGGTCAAGCATTAGCTGGAGAAAA